GCGCCCCTTCTACCATGCTCAACGCTCTAACCTGCTCCCGCTCCCCTAAATTCCACCGTGCCACCATGCTGCGCCTTCTGATCGCTGCTCTGCTGCTCTACTGGTTCTGGGAACCAATCCGCCCCATCCGCAATGTGACAGGTGAAGCACTGTCCACTGCTGCTGAAATGATCCGCCGCTGACCCTGTAGACTTCTCTCAGTTCACACCACTGAACCATGACCTACGCTTTCACTGACGATCTCCAGGTTGAAGAGTACATCCCCACTGAGGATGATTGGGCATCCTATTATGAGGACGATCAGGCACTTGAAGAGTATTCTCTGGAGTGTGCATTTGGTCCTGAAGAATGACACAAACTGGGGGGCAATCGCCTCCCTTTTTTTATACCTAACCCCACCAAAAATAGGTTCTACCTTCATCCTAGCACGGCACCCGCACCCCTTGTCAATCCCCTGACCCATTAGCATTGCTGATCGTTCAACCCCTTGACTCTGGTGCCGTTTGGGGCAATACTGGTATCAGTTCACCACATTACACAATGACTAAACCGACAGAAATTCATCCTGCAATTGCTGCAAATCTTGGATGGGATATTGATGCTGCCTCAAATGATAATTTGGTTACTGTAGTACGCCATCGCATCATTTTGGAAGAGGTAGTGATGACCAGGGAAGAATTTAATACGATGAATGAAAATGTAAAGAATGAAGAATCTTGTTGGAATGAAATTGAATGGCAAGATGCACAGTGGGATGATTATTGTGAAGAGCGTACAACCTATACTGCATTTCCCGGAGATGTAACATCATTCACTGATGATTGCGTTGCATTCTTATATCCCGAAGCAGAATGGGTGGAATGCTTTGAAACTGTGAAATGTGCCAATTGAGGCACTGGCACAAGGGGATCGGCAACGGTCCCCACCCATCCTGTAGAATTCTCTCAGTTCACACCACACCACCCGTGACTCTCTCACCTGCCACCTCCCTGCAGACTCGCCAACTGGTCTGGGTCCGCAATGGCGTTAAGATTCACTCAGCACCAGCAGCAACCTGGGCGGCACTGGGGCGCAACGGTCGCCTCTGATCTGATACAATACAGGGGAGGCACAATCCTCCCCACATTCTTCACCCTTTCATCATGGAAACTATTCTCACCCCCGAAGAAATCACCGAACTGAATACTACCGGAAAGGTGACTCTTACCGATGATCTTATGATTCGCATGAAGCAATTCTGCGATCTTGTTGATACCAAAATCACAGAATCTTATGAGGATTCTGATTGGTTTAATGATCCGAATTGTGTAATGTCAAGGCATCATTATTGAATCTCGTCGAGACGCGCACACAAGTTCACATGATCTCGACGAGATTACACACATTTCACACACATTCGCAACTAGATTCATGTTCATCATTCGTTATCAAACTCCTTACAATAATTGTGAATGGCGCACACAATCATTCACCACAATTCAAGAGGCAGAAAGAATGATTGCATTTTATAAGTCTTGTGGATCACCTGCAGAGTTAGTTAAATGAATGAAGAATGAAAGTATAAAGAATAGAGAATGAATCTTAAGTAGTTCTTTATTCTTTATACTTTTCCTGAGCATAAAGAACTAACTCAGGATTAAGTGTAGAATGTTAGTCAGTGGTGTGGTTTAGTTTTCTACATTTAGTCCTGTCTTAGTTTTTTATACTTAGCACTGTTTGAGTTTAATTCATTTAGCACTGTTTGAGTTCTTTATACAAACTGCCTGACGCTGGTGCGATTCCAACCACGCCAACCGCCCATCCGTCAAGCGTTTGACCCATTAGCGTTGCTGATGAATGGGGTTGCCGTTTGGTATTGGTTGATACAGTCTGCTCGGGGCGCTGGCGGTTAATGTTGTTTCAACGGATCGAAAACGACCTTTCAACCGATCCGCCCCAGACCAATGGCAAACTCCTACGATCTGCCCGCCGCCATCGTTTCGGATACGCTCGAAACCCTTATGGGGCATCTCGCAACTGCTGACGCTAAGTGTAAAGAGGCGGAGGCAGAATGCAAGCGTCTGCGTGATGAGATCGCTGGCATCATGATGGCCGCTGATGTAACCTCTGAGCGCACTTGCTGGGGGTTGGTATCACTAACCTCCCGCGATAAAGTTACGTATTCTCCCGCGATTAAGGTTCTTGAGATTAACCTTAAGGCAGAAAAGGATAAAGAGGTTGCAACTGGAATCGCTAAAGTTGCAGAGGGTGATAAGTTTATCCGCGTAACTTGGGCGAAGTAAGTTACATTCAGGGGTGACGTTCTCACCCCTATTCTTTACACTTTCCACCGTTATTCTTGTCATGACCGCTACAATCGACCTACAACCTTACGTGATTCCTTCACACTTTATGTGTGCAATTGTCAACGATGATTATACGGGACTTGATGATAAAGAGGAAGCGATTGTATCTCAATTCCTAGAAGATTTGGGAGATCGTTATCTTTTTGTTGCCCCATCTGATGAGGATAATTATTTCACACGATGCCATGATTTTCGTGATTATGGTATCCTTGCCTGCGATTGTGTGGCAGTTGAGATAGCGTTTCGCCCCGAATCCGAACCCGATTATGATGCTGATGACGCTATCTGCAACCGTTACAACAGCATCGTCTGCGGCATGTTGCTGGGTTAATTGTTAGTTAGTGGGCGGCAGTTAGGTATACTCTGCCGCCCTAATCACGAACGATTAGTATTCCTTATTCGTTCGTGTTTGACAGTTAAGCGATCCTAATTGAAAAACCCAACACTACCCTAACCTACAAAGTGTTACGGAAGCGAGAGAAATATAAGACTCTATAATAAAAAAATCCCCCCACCAAAAAATTTCAAAAACCCCGCATATATAAAATCAAAACTTATATTCACTCAAATGAAAAAAAATTCCGGGGATATTTTTGCGCCCATAGAGATCGATCCAATCAGTGGTCAATACTTCATCACAATTCCTGAGCAAATCATGAATGACTTAGAATGGTATGAAGACACAGAAATCTCATTTAATCTTGAAGGAAATGAACTAATTCTGTCAGAACGCAGTTCTTGACATCATATAGATAATACTGTATGATACTGAAGTAATTACAAAAAATTATGGCTAAAGGATTTACTGTAAAAGCAGCAAAAAGTCCCTCAGTTCAGCAAGAACAAGAATGGGACTATAATTTGGCAAGAGAGATGGTAAGAGGAAAATCTATCGTCTTCTGTCTGCCTGGCAGGGGAGTTTCTTATACTTACCTCAAGAGTTTTGTTCAACTGTGTTTTGATCTAGTACAGTCAGGAGCAAGTATTCAGATCTCGCAAGACTATTCATCCATGGTAAACTTTGCAAGATGCAAATGTTTAGGTGCGAATGTTCTAAGAGGACCGAATCAAATTCCTTGGGATGGAAAACTTCAATATGATTGGCAACTCTGGATTGACTCAGATATTGTTTTCAATACTGAAAAGTTTTGGCAACTGGTTCTGATGGACAAAGATATTGCGGCAGGTTGGTATGCCACAGAAGATGGTCATACAACATCAGTCGCACATTGGTTGGATGAAGAAGATTTCAGAGGAAATGGTGGTGTCATGAATCATGAGACCGTTGAAAGCATTTCCAAGCGTCGTAAACCATTCACAGTTGACTATACTGGATTTGGCTGGGTTCTGATTAAGAATGGAGTCTTTGAACATTCTGAAATGAAGTATCCTTGGTTTGCTCCAAAGATGCAAGTCTTTGAATCTGGAGAAGTTCAGGATATGTGTGGAGAAGATGTATCATTCTGTCTGGATGCAATAGAGGCAGGTTTCCAAATTTGGTGCGATCCACGTATCAGAGTTGGTCACGAAAAAACAAGAGTGATTTGATGAGCAACGAGCGTTACAATATTCTCTGTAAGGGAAGAAAAATTTATACTTGTCTTACAGAGGAAGAATATTTCAATACAATGGAGGATCTGTCAATTGATTTTTATCAGACAGGTTCTCCAAAACCTGAAGATCTTGAAACTGAAATTTTAGTGGAGAATAACTTATGGCTACAAAAGCAAAAGGTGGACTGAATAAAAGCAGTTCTTATATTCCTGGACCTCCTAAGAAATCCCGTCAGGGAGATGGAGATGGTACTAAGTATTCTGCAACATCTCGTAATGGGGCAAGAAAAAAGTATAGAGGACAGGGGAAAGGATAATGTATCACCTAGATGTCAATGATGAATGGAATCATATACATCCATCAGACCTCTGGGTTTATAATAAATTATTTCTAAGTCGGATATTGGGTTATACATGTGGTCCTGTTGGAACCACTGTTCCCGAATCCGACTTTTATATTGTTCGTCCATCCTTTAATTTACTCGGAATGGGCCGTCTTGCTCGTAAAGAATGGATAGAAAAAAGCACTGATCATTTTCATCCAGCAGAATTTTGGTGTGAGATATTTACTGGTGATCACTTAAGTGTTGATTTTTATCAGCAAAAAGCAGAATTAGTGATCTTAGGTACTAAATCTGAGAATGATCCACTTTACAAATGGAAAAAGTGGGAAAAAATCAATAAAGAGGTTGAATTTCCTGAAATTTTAAAACAGTTAAAGGGGAACTATGACTATATTAACTGTGAATTTATTGGAAATAAGTTAATTGAGGTTCATTTTCGACAAAATCCTAATTTTAGATATGGAAATTCGATTGCTATACCAGTTTGGGACGATGAAAAAATTAAAAATATGAATTTTATTGAAGATAGTGACTATTTTCGTAAGGGATTTTATATTCAATAAATAAATTTTTCGCAAAAAGTAAATTGAAACAGTTTTCGATGGGTAAACATCTACTTTTAGAGGTTTACAATGTCGATTTTAACCTTTTAAATGACGGAATTGCCATCCAAGCAATTATGGAAAATGGTATAAATCGTGCTGGAATGACAATTCTCAACATTTACCAACATTGTTTTATTCCTCAGGGATGTACCATAGTCATTGCCCTTTCAGAAAGTCATGTTTCATGCCATACTTGGCCCGAAAATGGATGTATTGCGATTGATGTTTATACCTGTGGTGAAGGAAATCCAAAATTAATAGCATTAGAACTACTAAAATACTTAAATTCAGATAATTATAAGTTAAGAGAATTAGATCGTTAAATACTTATGGGAGATAGCAACCTCCTTTATAAAAGTTCTGTTTTATTCTTTAAAACAGGAGCTAAAATGTCTAATTTACCAGTCGATAGAGATAGTAATTACATGTATGAGATGTGGGGAACTAAAAAATTGATCACTGATTATGATGAAATGAAACCAAAGAGAGTCATTCAAGAAGTTATGCATGATCTTGCACCGAAGCATAATCTCAAAAAACAGACTGATCTACATGAAAAAATAAGAAACGATGAAGATTATGATGATTGGAATTATGGAACTGAACCAACATACGGATCATCCTGGAAATAGGCATAAATAGATAAAGAATTTTCTATGTACAATGGCAATAACTAGGATATCTAGATCCTTTAGAGATATTAGTTTATCCTTTGAACCACATCCTGTGACTCGTGATCTGCCTATTCTTAATAACGAAAGAGCGATTATAAGATCCGTTCGCAATTTAGTTGAAACAATTCGTACTGAAAGATTTTTTAATTCTTCTCTCGGTTCAAATGTAAGATCAAGTTTGTTTGAATTTGTCGATTATGCATCAGCATCAATCATACAAGATCAAATTAAAGAAGTTGTTACAAATTATGAGCCGAGAGTATCTGATTTAATCGTTCAAGTAGATCCCAAACCAGATTCAAATGAATTTGAAGTGACTATTCAATTTGTTATTATTGGTCAAGAAATTCCATCTCAACAATTTTCATTCATATTAGAGGCAACAAGATAAAATGCCTTTTACAAAATTTACCAATTTAGATTTTGATCAGATAAAAACCTCAATCAAAGATTATCTTCGTGCGAATTCAAATTTCACGGACTTTGATTTTGAAGGTTCTAATTTTTCAATTTTAATTGATACATTAGCATATAACACTTATATTACTGCATTTAATTCAAATATGGTTGTTAATGAGTCTTTTCTAGACTCTGCAACTGTAAGAGAAAATGTCGTGTCCTTGGCAAGAAATATTGGTTATGTTCCAAAATCCAGAACGGCAGCAAGTGCTGTTGTGTCTTTTAGTGCTCAACCAAAGGTTTTAACGACAACTTTAACTTTACAATCTGGATTGGTATGTACTGGATCTGTGAGTGGTACTTCTTATGTGTTTTCAATACCAGACAACGTTACTGTTCCTGTTAAAAACAATATTGCCAACTTTAAAAATATTACAATTAAACAGGGAACATTTTTAAAAAAGCAATTTACAGTTGATGGATCTATAGATCAAAAATTTATACTAGATAACGCATATATTGATACGTCCACTATAAGAGTTTATGTGAAGGGAATAAGTGATAATGGAATCGGAAGATCATATAAACAAGTAGATGATATTTTAAATATTGATTCAAATTCTGAAATTTATTTGATTCAAGAAATCAAAGATGAAAAATACGAAATTATCTTTGGTGATGGAATATTTGGAAAAAAACTTCAGAACAATGAGATTATTACAGTAACTTATATCATTACTGACGGAAAAGAAGGAAATGGAGCAGGTTCTTTTACTTTTTCTGGAACATTTCGAGATGAAGATGATAATATTGCAATTTTAAATGATAATACAGTAGTAACAATTACAACTTTACAAAATTCTCAGAATGGATCTGATATTGAAAATATTGATTCAATTCGAAATTTTGCACCAAAACTCTATTCAGCACAAAATAGGGCTGTTACTGTAAAAGATTATGAGTCAATTATCAAATCAAAAATATATCCAAATACTGAATCAATATCAGTTGTAGGTGGAGAAGAATTAATTCCTCCACAATATGGAAAAGTATTGATCAGTATTAAACCAAAAAATGGAACCTTTGTTTCGGATTTTGATAAAAAACAAATAAAGGATAAACTTAAAAATTATTCTGTAATTGGTATTAATCCAGAAATTATTGATCTTAAAATATTGTATGTTGAAATTGATTCATCAGTATATTATAATTATTCGAAGATTTCAAGTATAGAAGATTTAAAAACTAAAGTAATCAAATCCTTAAATGAATATTCACAATCAACTAATTTGAATTCATTTGGTGGAAGATTCAAATATAGTAAAGTTTTACAGATAATTGATAATACTGATTTATCAATTACATCAAATATTACAAAGGTAAGAATCAGAAGAGATTTAAAAGTAAAAATTAATGCCCAAACTCAGTATGAAATTTGTTATGGAAATAAGTTTCATGTAAATCCTGAAGGTAAAAATATTAAATCTACGGGATTTAAGATTGCAAATGAACCTGATATGGTTTATTTTACTGATACTCCTAGGAAAAAATCTGATGGAACTGTATCTAACTTCGGAGACATATCAATTATAAGAGAAAAGTTAACATCAATAACTTCTGAATCTACACCAATTTTTAAAACATCAATTGCGGTTCAGTCTGCTGGAGTAGTAAATTATGAAACTGGCGAAATAAAGTTAAATGCGATTACGATTACTTCTACAGTTCTTAATGAAGATATTATAGAAATACAAGCTTTTCCAGAATCAAATGATATTGTTGGATTAAAAGATCTATATCTATCATTTGATGTTTCAAAAAGTAAAATAAATATGATTAAAGATATTATGTCTTCTGGTGAAGATATGTCTGGAGTTTTATTCTCTTCTAATGATTATTACAGTTCAAGTTATTCAAATGGGGATCTAAAGAGGTCGTAATATGGTAAATTCAAAATTTGATTCTAGAGTTAAAATTCAACAAATTATTGATAGTCAGATTCCAGAATTTATTTTAGATGAAAATCCAAAAGCAGCGGAATTTCTAAAGCAATATTATATTTCACAAGAATATCAAGGTGGCCCAATTGATATTGTTGAAAATTTAGATCAATATTTAAAATTAGATAATTTACTTCCAGAAGTTATTGTAGGATTTACGAGTTTAACATCTGGTATTTCTTCATCTTCTACAAATATTGTCGTTAATTCAACCAAAGGATTCCCTTCGAAATATGGGTTGTTGAAAATAGATGATGAAATTATTACTTATACTGGAATAACTACGAATACCTTTACTGGTTGCATTCGTGGATTTAGTGGAATTACAAATTATCATAAGAATTTGCAATATGAAGAATTGGTTTTTAGCGAATCAGTATCAGAACCTCATAATTTTGAATCAAAGGTAGAAAATCTTAGTTCCTTATTTTTAAAAGAATTTTATAAAAAAATTAAATTTACTTTAACTCCAGGATTAGAAGAATTAAATTTCAATGAAAATTTAAATGTAGGCAATTTTATAAAAGAATCAAAGAGTTTGTATGAAACAAAAGGAACTCCAGAATCTTTTAGAATATTATTTAATGTTCTTTTTGGAGAAACTCCAAAAATAATTAACCTAGAACAATTTTTAATTAAGTCATCCGATTCAGATTATATAAGAAGAAATGTAGCAGTAATTAAAGCAATTTCCGGAGACCCAACTAAATTAACTGGACAAACAATTAAAAAATCTACCGATGAGGGAACCAGTGCTTCAGTTTCTGAAGTAGAAACAATCACAAGAAAAAGTAAGACATACTATAAACTTAACTTTTTTGTTGGATATGATGATAGTTATCCAAATATTACTGGCACGTTTTCAGTCACTCCAAATACAAAAGTAATTGATAATGTAATATTATCTTCTACTAAAACTGGAGTAGTTACAGTAGATTCTACAATTGGATTTGCGGAATCTGGAAGTTTTTTTTATGAGGACTATGAGGTATTTTATTCCAGAAAAACAATCAACCAATTTTTAGGTTGTTATATTAATTCTAATGAATCAGTCAATGTACTCAAAAAATCTTTATTGATTTCAAATGAAACTTATTATGGATATGAAAATGGCGATTTAGAAAAAAAAGTAGAATTTATAATCACTGGAGTTATATCTGATATTTTTGTAAGTGATAATTCTTACAATTTTATTGAAGGAGATGAAATATATCCTCAAAATTTAGGTGAGATTATTTCGCAAGGAAAAAGTAATAAGCAAATTTTTGCAAATAGTTGGATTTACAATACAAGTTCAAGATATCAAGTAGATAATTTTTCTGGATTTACAATTACTATAAAATCAAAAATAGATTCTGTAAGTATTTCAGTTGGTGACACAATTGAAATACTTGATAGAAATACTGAAAATGTAATTTCTACTGCAATTATTACTGGTATTGATCTTAACGCCAATCAAATTACAATAAATCAGAATATTAATTTATCTGGAAATTATGATATTAGAAGAATACTTAAAAAGGCAAATTCGCCAATAGTTCCAATCGAATTTGGAAATGATAAGATTACATCCGATATTCAAAATGTATACAATGAAAATGATGCATATATGTATGTTGCATCTAATTCTTTACCATCCTATCAAATACAAAAAAATGTATTTGAATATACTATAACCAAACTGAGTGGAAAGAATGACGATGATGAGTATAGTATCATTGAGTTTAATGATGTAATTTCATTCATAACCGGAGATAAGGTATTATACTACACAGATGAAAATTCCACAATTGTAGGTTTGGTGGAAGGTCCTTATTTTGTGGAGGTTTTATCGGACAAAAAATCAATTAAACTTCATTTAAGTTCCTCTACAATTGGTAGTAGTGATTTTGTAACATTTGGACAATTTTCGAATGGTTCAATCGTAGGAAATCATAAGGTTATACTTTATTCTCAAAAATCTAAAACTATTTCTCCACAAAAATTACTAAAAAAGTTTCCATTAGATAGAAAAACTTCAGATAATAAAATTTACGAAACAATTCCAGGATCAATTGGAATGTTAAAAAATGGAGTTGAAATATACAATTATAAAACAAATGATAAAATTTATTATGGACCTTTAGAAAATGTAGACGTTTTAAGTGGTGGAAATAATTATGATGTAATAAATCCACCAGTCTTAACAATATCTACAGGGTCTGCTGTTCTTTATCCAGTGATAACTGGTTCCGTTAAAAAAATATTTGTAGATCCTCAAGAATTTGATATTGATGTAAATATATCAATACAATTAAGTGGTGGAAATGGATCAAATTCTTCATTTAAACCAATTTTTGAAAAGTATGCGAGAGAAATTGAATTTGATGCTAGATCTATTTTAAATGGTGGTGGAATAGATTCTGTAGATGAAGTTATAGCATTCAAAGAAAATCACAATCTAATTAATGGACAACCACTTGTTTATAATAACAACAACTTTAATTCTATTGGAATAGGAACTTTTAAGGGTTCTAATTTGGATCAAGGTAAAACATTAGTAAAAAATGCAATTTATTATACAGAAGTAATTAATGATAAAACAATTCGACTATATCAAAATTTTTCAGACTATTCATCAGGAATCAATACTGTAGGATTCACTACTATTGGAAATTCTGGAACTCATAAGTTCAAAACTGAAGTAAAAAATAGATTAGTTGATATACAAGTTATTTCCGAAGGAAGTGGTTATTCAAATAGAAAAATTAGAGTATCTCCATCTGGAATTTCAACTTTTGATCATACTATAAATTTTAAAAATCATGGGTTTTCTGATGGAGAAGTAGTCTCATATGAATATCAAACTTCCAATATTTCTGGATTAACAACATCAAATTCATATAAAGTTCTAAAACTAAATTCTGATAATTTTAGGATTTGTGATATTGGAATAGGTGGAACTGATAATTCCAATTTTACTAGAAAAAATTATGTAAAATTTTCATCTACTGGTTCGGGATATCAGTTTTTTAGTTACCCAAAAATTATCTTATCAGTTGATTATACTTCTGTTGGTCTTGGGAGTACTCAAGTCAGAGGTTTAATTAATGCAGTTCCATTAATTAGAGGATCTATTGAAGATGTTTATATCTATGAAAAAGGATCAGATTACGGATCTCTTATTTTAAATAATCACCAAAGACCTCAAATTACTATTAAAAATGGAAGAGAAGCAGAATTAAAACCAGTTATTATAAATGGAAGAATTACATCAGTTCAAGTTCTATATGGAGGTTTTGAATATTACTCAACTCCAGATTTACTTGTTTTGGGTAATGGAGTTGGTGCATCATTAAGACCAGTAGTTACAAATAATAAAATTTCAAGCATTATAGTTATTAACTCTGGGGCAGGATATGATGAGAATACTACCTCTATAATTGCAATTTCTGCAGGTCAAAATGCAAAACTTCAACCAAATATAAGATCATTAACATTAAATAATTCTTATAAGTATGGTATTCAAAATGCATTATATAGAGATCCTGCTAGTGAAATTTTAGTAGAAACTGAGAATAATCTCAAATATGCAATTGTAGGATATACCACACATATTAAAGATGCCGGAAATGCCTCAACACATTCGGATATTATTGGATGGGCATATGATGGAAATCCAATTTATGGGCCTTATGGTTATTCTGACCCATATTCATCTTCATCAGTTAAAGTATTAAGTTCTGGATATTCTAAAGTAACTGTTGAAAATAGACCAAATTTCCCAGAAGGATATTTTGTAGAAGATTATGCATTTACTAATGCAGGTGATTTAGATGAATATAATGGAAGATTTGGTAAGACTAAAGATTTTCCAAATGGAACATATGCTTATTTCACAACTATTGAATCCAATAATGATGGTAACAATATTGGTAAATTTCCATATTTTATTGGAAACAAATACAGATCTATGAATTTGAATGAAAATTCAAACTTAGATCAATCTTTTAGTTTCAATAGTTCAAATTTAATTAGAAATACTACTCCATATAAAGTCAAAGAAGAATATGCCGATAATGATTTTATTGTAGAATCAAATGAAATCATTGAGCAAAAAACTTTAATTGAATCCGTTTCATATGGTAGTGTTTCAGAATTGAAAATTTTAAATTCTGGTTCTGACTATAAAGTAGGAGATCAAATAAATTTCGAATCCAATGATAGTGGTGGGGGAATTTTAGCAAAAGTTTCCGAAATAACCGGAAAAGAAATTGAACAAATCGAGACAACTGTAGATTATTACAATGATTCAGTAGTAACTTGGGAAAATGGTAATTCCATAAATGTACACATTTACCCATATCATAATCTATCGAATAAAGATATTATCAATATATCAGGAGTATCAACTCAGGTTTCTGTTTTAGATGGATCATATCAAATTGGAGTAACTTCTTATTTCGCTAAATTAGAAAAGGAAATACCTGCATATTCACTTACTGGAATAGTTACTGACATTTATTTAACATCTATTCCTGAAAATATTTCTGTAGGAAGTAGTTTTAAAATCAACAATGAACTATTTTCAATTTTAAATATTTACAACAACTATGGAGTTATAAGAGTAAGTAGGGAAACTAGTGGCGGAATACACACTCAATCATCTTCAATATACTTTCTCCCGGATACATTTACAATAAACAAATTAACAGAATATTTTGATTCTACAGTAAATTCAAAAGTATTTTTTAATCCAACAAAATCTGTTGGCATTGGTACAATAGTTGGTGTAGGAACAAATGTTAATTATAACATTGGAATTACATCTTATTCAGAATTTATACCGACACAAAGTATTTTTATACCAAATCACCGCTTCAAAACAGGTCAAAAAGTAATATTCAAAAAACCAACTGGTGGAGATTCTATTGCTGTATCTGAAACTCCTACAAGTCTATCTTTCAATATTCTAAGTGGAAGTTCTGAAGTATTGTATGTTATCAATAAGTCATTAGATTATATTGGTATTGTCACTAATGTAGGATTAACGACAAATAGTTCTGGTTTATTCTTTAGAAATACTACGTGGAATTCTGGTCATGATAGTTATCAATATTCTATAGAATCAGATTTAAATCAAATTAAAGTAGATATCAGCAAAATAAAATCTGTAGTATCTGTTTCAACATCTCATAACTTACAGATTGGTGACAAAATATCTTTAAGAGTAAATCCAAATTTAAATGTTGGTATTGGAACCTCAACATCAGTAAAGATTAAACTTGATCCTCTGATTCAGAAAATAATTATCAATCCTACTCAATTTAGTTCTTCGGGAATAAACACAACATCTGATACTATTCTATTAAATTCTCATAGTTTAAATACTGGCGATAAAATTATTTTTAATACACTTGGTTCTATACCTTCAGGAATAACAACTGGTTGCTATTTTATATACAAAGTAGATAATGATAATATCAAATTATGTGAAACATATTACGATTCAGTGGTTAATCCACCTGAAACATTGAAATTAACCACTCAGGGAAGTGGAATTCACGAAATTAGTTTAATTAATCCAAAAATAAATCAAATCAAAAATAATAATTTAATTTTTGATTTATCAGATTCTTCTCTGTCTGGATACAACTTTAAAATTTACTCAGATAAAGATTTTAAAAAGGAATTTGTTTCAATTGAAAATTCTAATACAAAAGTAGTATCGGGTGTTGGAACTGTTGGAGTGTCCACAAATGCATCATTGACTATAAATTATAAAGATTTTGTTCCTGAAAAAATTTATTATAATTTAGAAAAATCTGGGTATATTAGTACTGCAGATTCAGAAGTAAATAATTACTCTGAAATACTGTTTACCGATAGTTTATATTATGGTACTTATAATGTAAGTGGAATTGGAACAACTACTTTTACAATTTCACTAAAAAATACTCCAGAGAAATTAAACTATTATCAGTCTGAATGTGATATTTTAAAATATAATACTACATCTAAAACTTCAACTGGAGGAATCAGTAAAATAAATCTCTTATCCGGTGGATATGGATATAAATCTTTACCAGATTTTATAGGTTCAAATTCTTTAAATGGAAAAGGTGCATTTATTATTCCATATTCAAATACTATTGGAAAAATAACAAAAAGTAGAATTATAAATGAAGGATTTGAATATTCTTCAGATAAAACACTGAGACCAACAGCAGCAATTCCACAAGTTGCTTATATAGCATCATCAAATACTATTGATACGATTGATGTATTAAGTGGTGGTAAAAATTATATTTCACCCCCTGATCTAATTTTAATAGATTCCAGTACTGAAGAATCTATTAACTCTGGATTTTTAAAAGCAAAGTTAAATGGATCTTCTATTGGTTCAGTAGATATTGAAATACCCCCAAAAGGTTTACCAATTAATCCCGTTACAATTAAATCAATTAACAATACAAATGGGATAACAATTGATAAAGTTCAAAGTTCTTCTTCAGGAATAGTTACTTGTTTTATCACTACTCCTTTACTTGGATTTTCAATACAACCATTCCAACCTGGAGATAGGATATTTGTAGAAGGAATAGAAAAAACAAATTCCTCTGGAGATGGATTTAATTCTCCAGATCATGGATATAATTTTTTTGAAGTTAAAAATTACTATGCATTAAATCCAGACAAAGTAGAATTTGATATATCAGACTTTACAAATAATCCGGGAGTAGCAAAAACTATTCAAGAATCAAATGCTTCAATTGTAAATTATAAAAATTATCCAGAATTTAAAGTAATTCAAAAATTCTCTCCTTTTTCTATTGGAGAGCAATTATCTTCCGATAATGGATTTGGATTTATTTCTAGAAATTTGAAAGTTGTTGATTGTCGAGAAAATGTAATTAGAGTAGTAGGTAGTTATTCTCTATCTATTGGGGAAAAAATAAGAGGATTGCAATCAGATAATGTAGCAGTTATAGACTCATTATCTTCAACAAATGGAATTTATAATACTAATTCCTTTAATCTTCAAAATTTTGGATGGGAGAATGATACTGGAAAACTTAGTTATGATACTCAAGTAACTCCAGATAATGATTACTATCAAAATCTTTCATATACGGTAAAAAGCACTAAAACTTGGGAAGAGATATCATCCCCAGTATATGATTTATTACATACTAGTGGAACTAAAAATTTTTCAGATACTCAATTTATTGAAAATGCACAATCAGGAATAGGAACTGTTGAATCTATTTTATCGTTAGTTAGTATGTTTGTTGAGGAAAATAGAGTAGATACAATTAATAATTTTGATTTAGTTGTTGATGTGGATGTTATTGGAAATAAATCTAAATTTATAAAATTTGAAAAAGTCAGACTTAGTGATTATATTCTATGTAAAACAAATAGAGTCTTACAAATTGATGATATTAGTAATGAGTTTTCAAGTTCTAATGACGAAATAGAGAATGTTGCGAATATTTTACCATTGAATTCAGAAAGTGGATATAATAGATTTCTTGTTCAAGTTAAAAATATTTTATCTAATGAAATTCAATTTAATGAAATAATCACTTTAAATGATAATGAAAATATTTTTACTTTATCCGTTTCGGAAATTGTAAGTAATAGTACTTTAGCAAACATCAGTGGATATGTTACTGAAGATAACAATTTTTATCTAAAATTTGACCCATCTGATCCGTACAATTCAAATTACAATATTAAAATATTAAGAGATACCTTTACAAGTAAAACTGCAATAGGATCTACTGAAAATTTAAATTGTGTTGATTTAATTGCTCAAAATAAAGTAGTTGCAAGTGGAATAACTACCTCAATCATAAGTTTAGATTCTTCCAAATATTCTTCAATCTACTCCAATATTCACATATTAAATACAAATAGTTCTAACATGAACTATGTTCAAATTTATCTAGTTCATGATGGAACTGATACTTATATCAGTGAATATTATTTTGACGATGAAAGTTATGAAAGTTATGGATTTATAGGATCTTTTGGAGCATCTTTAAATGGTGGAATTTTATCCTTAAACTATACAAATACAGAAAATGAAAATATTATAGTAAGATCAAAAAATATTGGATTTGGATCAACTTCTTTAGGAACAGATTTCTATAGATTTAAGTTACCTGGGCAAATAGATGGTAATGAGAGAACTGTGGTTTTTGAATCAAACTACAATAATGTATCTTCAGGATCTACAAGTATTTTTGTTTTGGATAAAAATTTATTCAATTCAGTAAAATCTACAGTAAAAATTGGTGTAGGACAAACAAGTTCTTTACATCAAATAATGACTGTTTATGATGGATCTGATATCTTCATAACTCAATACCCATTCTTATCTGTAGGAAGTACTACAGGAATAGGTTCATTTGGTGCGACCGTAGATTCTACAAATATCATACTGAATTTTTATCCAGATCCTTTAATATCTGAAGAAAAAGAAATAATTTCTTTTAACGAATGTTTCTATTCTGATTTGGATCTTGTAAACCTTCCCCCAGATTTAGTTTATTCTCCAATCAGACAATCTGTAAGTGCTTCTAAGTTTTATGGCAAAAATTCACCATTTATTGATAAATTAGATTTTGAATCATATTCAAATGATATTCCAATATTCATGAAAACTTTTGATCCAATAACAACTATTGATATATCAACTGGAATATGTACAATTCCTAATCATTTCTTCAATACTGGAGAAAGATTGATTTACAATCCAAAATCTACTTTTATTGGCATAGGTACATCAGCAATAGGAATAGGTGCAACAGAAAACTATGTCGGTATAGTTACAACATTATTACCAGAAGTTCTTTATGCAATTAGAATTGATAGTAATACTTTCAGATTAGCAACTAAAAAAGAATATGCTGATCAAGGAATTGGAGTATCTTTTACTTCTTTTGGTACTGGAAATGCTCATGAATTGGAGATGTTCAAAAAAAATGAAAAGTCATTAATTACAATTAATAATCTTGTTCAATATCCAGTTACATATTCCAATGTAACTCATACTTTATCTGGAAATGATGGTCAAATTAGTGCAGCATCTACTATATTTTCTCTTAGTGGTATTTCTTCAATAAATCCAAATGATTTATTAAAAGTAGATAATGAATATATGAAAGTAACGAATGTTGGATTGGGAACAACAAATGCTGGGCCAATAACTTTCTCAGGAGATGTACCTTTAGTTGAAGTTACTAGAGCATTTTTGGGTTCTAGTTCCGGAATTCATACTGATACTTCTAATGTTGATATTCATAGAGGTTCATATAATATTTTTGGAAATAAAATTTATTTTACAGAACCTCCAAGAGGTAATCAATTAGATTTAATCGGACCAGATGAAAGTAATCTTCCTAGAGAAAGAGCAACTTTTACTGGACGGGTATTCTTGAGACAAGATTATACATCAAATCAAATATATGATGATATTTCAAATCAATTTACAGGAATTGGACAAACTTTTATTTTAACATCTCAAGGAATTAATACCGTTGGATTGGGTACAAGTGGTGGAAATGGTATTGTTTTTATTAATAATATTTTCCAATCACCAACTACTCTGAATAATTCAAATAATAATTATATCATTGAAGAAGATACTGCTGTTGGAATTAGTAGTATATTATTTACCGGAGTATCATCAAATTCTGGTTTGTTTATATCAGATTATGATATTAATATGAATCAATTACCTAGAGGTGGTATTATAGTGTCCTTAGGATCTACTCCAGGTTTAGGTTATGCTCCCCTTGTAGGATCTTCAGTAACTGCAGTTATTGGTGTTGGTGGATCTATTGTATCTGTAGGATTGGGGACAATGGACATTATTGGATCTGGATATAATGGAGTGGTATCTGTAGCAGTTACTGAATATGGTCATAGTGGTTCAGTTGCCAATATTATTGCTTCAGTTGGTGCTGGTGGAACACTTTCATTTAATATTATAGATGGAGGATCTGGATATAGTGAACCAATGATTAATATATCTTCACCATCATATGAAAATCTTCCTATTATTGGAGTTTCTAGAATTGGAATAGGAACAACAACAGACACTGGAACAGGATTATTATTGAATGTTGAAGTTGGAGCAAGTTCTACTACAGGAATAGGATCTACACTATTTGAAGTCACAAACTTCAAAATTGTAAGAAATGGATACTCATTTAGGAGAGGTGATGTATTTAAACCGATTGGACTAGTAACTGCTTTAGGTTTGTCGGAACCAATTAGTGAATTTGAACTAACAGTTCTTGATACTTTTACTGATTCATTTGCTGCATGGCAATTTGGAGAATTGGATTATATAGATTCAGTTAAAAATTATCAAGATGGAATAAGAACTAGATTTCCTTTATATTATAACTCAGATCTTTTAAGTTTTGAAGTTGATTCTGGGGTTAATGATTCTCAGTTAATAGATTTGGCATCAGTTTTATTAATTTTTATAAATGGAATTCCTCAGGAACCAAATATTTCTTACGAATTTAGTGGCGGAACATCATTTACATTCACTACTGCACCTAAACCAGAAGATAATATTTCAATATTCTTCTATAGAGGAACTAGGGATCAAGATAGTCTTCTGTTTAATATTACAGAAACTATTAAAGTTGGAGATACTGTTCAGATTTATAGCAATAACAAAAATATTAATAATACAATTACACAAAACAAGAGAATTGTATCAAATATATCTGGTTCTGATAAAATTCAGACTGAGACATATACTTATCAAGGTATTGATAGTGTAAATAAAAAACCATTGTATTGGACAAAGCAAAAAATTGACCTCGAAATCAATGGAGATATTGTATATAAATCTAGAGAATCTATTGAACCACAAATTTATCCAACTGCAAGTATTATAAAAAATTTCAATCCTAGTGATGGTGAAATCTTCGTAGATAGTGCTTCTTTATTCAATTATGAGCGACAAACATCTGATCAATTTGATTGTATTATATTTTCAAATAATAATGTGGGAATTGCTACTACTAATTTTTCTACTCAGTATGAAAAAATAACTGACATCAATATGTCAGGTCTTAGAGGATTTGATGCATCTATTACAGGAATAGGAACTACATCAGGTATTGGAGCACCATTGGCAATTAAGTTTCAAATTAATATCCCATCAGTAAATTCAGTAAATCAATATGGAGATATTTCTGATCTTCAAGTTGGATATCCAATTTATATTTCAAACACTATAGTTGGATCTGGTGTTACTTCCATCAATACAAATGATTCAGATGTTCTTGCAATAAGTACATCTCATTTGAATAATATTTACTTTGTTCATGCATTTGACTCGGTAACAGGAATTATAACTTGTAACATTCATTCTAATACTTCAATTGTTGGAGTTGCAACTACAGGAAGTTTAAATTATCCCGTTGGAAAAATATCATGGGGCAAATTATCTGGTTTTACTAGATCATCATCACCAATTTCTATTGCAATAACTGGTGCGGTTTCTAGCATAGGAATAAGCACTGAAGGATATGGTGCTGGATTATCTACCTATCCATTTATTCAGAGAAGAAATATTGGATTTAATGATAATGGTTCAATTATTAAGGATAATTTACTCAATTCTGCTGATTTCTAATCATATGCTTAAACATATAAATATAAAAAAAGAATCATATAAATGTCTGCAATAGTAACAGATCAATTTAGAATATTGAATGCTACCAATTTTATAGATTCGGTAGAAAATCAATCAAATTCCTTTTATGTTTGGGTTGGATTGGCAAATCCTGGAATATATACTGGATTTGCGCGAGATGCAAATTGGGATGGATCTGAGACTGCAGATCCATTAAATGCTGTTGTCCCAAATCCAATAGATAATTTAGATTATTTAACTCATTATAGTGATACTATTCTTTTTGGTAAAAAAATTACAGGAACAAATATACGAAGAGTTATTAAAAGAGTTGATTGGGTAAGAGGAAAGAAATATGACATGTATAGGCATGACTATAGTATTCTTAACAAAAGTCCTATAGCTCAAAGAGCAAGACTTTATGATTCTGAATATTATGTTATGAACACTGATTATAAAGTTTATATTTGTATACGAAATGGATCAAGTGGGATTAATTCCACGGGAAATCAATCATTATATGAACCAGATTTTACTGATCTTGAACCATCAGTTTCTGGACTAGGAAATGATGGATATCTTTGGAAATACTTATTTACAGTCTCTCCTAGTGACATTGTAAAATTTGATTCTACAGAATATATTACTTTGCCAAATAATTGGAACAGTTCTACAGATTCTCAAATTGTTTCTGTTAGAGAAAATGGAGATTCTAGTATCAATAATAATCAAATAAAAACTGTATACATTGATAATCCTGGAAAAAATTATCAGGGAGGTGAAAATAATGTAAAAGAAGTTGATATTTTAGGTGATGGTACTGGAGGAAAAGTTTCTATAACAGTAAATGCTAATGGAGAAATAATAGAAACAAATGTCACTTCTGGGGGAACAGGATATACCTATGGAATAGTTGATTTGGGAACAATGCAACCATCTGGAAATATTTCAAATCCTGCAAAATTAATCCCAATAATTCCACCATCTAAAGGGCATGGATATGATTTATATAAAGAACTTGGTGCGGATAAAATTATGATTTATTCTAGATTTGATGATTCGACAAGAGATTTCCCAATTAATACTAAATTTTGTCAAATTGGAATTCTTAAAAATCCAGAAAAATATGGATCTATTGGAACTTTCACAGACTCACAGTTTTCGGGACTTTATGCAATACAGTTTAGTAGTGTAAACCAAATTGCCCCTCAGATTGGAGAAAAAATCATTCAAAATTCTACAGGGGCATTTGGTTATATTGCTTCATATGACACAGACACTAAAGTTTTAAAATATTTTAAAGATAGATCTTTATATTATGGATCATCATATGATCAAACTGATTATATTGGAATATCTAGTAGTAAAAATGCTAATGTGAATTTTATTAATCCACAAATACCAACATCAGAAGATACCATAGTTGGAACCAATAGTGGATTCAATGGAACTCAAATTTCATCTCTAACCGGAATCACCACAACTATTAATGGTTCCGTTATAAATTTGGGTAGTTCTTTCACAAATGGTCTTGCCAATCCTGAGATAAATAAAAAGACGGGAGATATTATCTACATTGACAATAGACCCCTAGTATCAAGAAATATTAGGCAAAAAGAAGACATTAAAATTATTCTGGAATTCTAAAAAATGGCCCAAAAAACAAATTTAAATGTAAGTCCATATTTTGATGATTTTGACTCTGAAAAAAACTTTTATAGAGTTCTTTTTAATCCGGGAAGGCCAGTACAAACAAGAGAACTAAACAATATTCAATCAATTTTACAAAATCAAATTGAATCTTTTGGTAGTCACATTTTTAAGGAAGGTTCTGTAGTAATTCCTGGAAATGTCACTTACGATTCTCAATTTTTTGCAGTTAAGTTAAATTCAACTTCTTTGGGAGTCAATATATCAAATTATATTGAGCAATATGTTGGTAAAAAAATTGAAGGGCAAATATCAGGAATAACTGCTATAGTACAAAAGGTTGAAATTCCAAATAATACAAATGATCTAGAATATATTACAATATATGTAAAATACTTAGATTCTGATAATAATTTCACAATAAATCCATTTACAGATGGTGAATCTTTAATATCAACTGAAAGTATCCTTTATGGAACTACAACTATTTTTTCAGGAACTCCATTTGCAACATTAATTTCATCAGAATCCACATCTACTGGATCTGCAGCATCTATTAATGATGGAGTTTATTTTGTAAGGGGATCTTTTGTAGCGATAACAAAAGAAACTATAATTTTAGATTATTATTCAAATATTCCAACTTATCGCATAGGATTGAAAGTATCTGAAGAAATAATAACAGCCAAAGAAGATCCTTCATTGTATGATAATGCAAAAGGATTCACAAATTATGCTGCCCCTGGTGCAGATAGATTTAAAATATCTTTATCATTAACAAAAAAAAGCATAGACAGTGTAGAAACTGATACTGATTTTATTGAACTTCTGAGAGTTGAAAATGGAGAAATAAAAAAGGTAAGTACAAAAACACAATATTCTCTAATTAGAGATTATCTTGCACAAAGAACTTTTGATGAATCTGGAAATTATTCAATAACTCCATTTAAAATATCTTTACACAATTCTTTAAATAATAGACTTGGTAATGATGGATTATTTTTAGAAAATCAAAAAACAGAAGCAGGTAACACTCCTTCCGATGATTTGATGTGTATAAAGTTATCTCCAGGAAAATCATACGTTAAGGGATATGATATTGAAAAAACAAATACTACTATTTTAGATGTAGAAAAACCAAGAACAACTCAAAAAGTTGAAAATGTTTCAATTCCATTTGAAATGGGCAATTTGTTGAGGATTAATAATGTAACGGGATCACCAAAACAAAATTTACCTGTAGAATTACACTCAGTAAGAAGAAGTGCATCGGGAACTCCTTCCTCTTCTACGAAAATTGGGGATGCTAGAGTTTATAATTTTAGAGTTACTGATGCTGCGTATAAAGATGAAACTACTAATTGGGATCTATATCTTTATGATATACAGACATATACTGTATTGACTTTGAATCAACCTTTATCAAGTTCAGAACTACCAACTACATCTTTTGTTAAAGGTAAGAGTAGTGGTGCTAGTGGATTTGCAGTTTCTGCGGGAAATAATACAACAACAGTTACATTAACTCAAACATCTGGAACATTTATAAAAGGTGAGCAAATTTATATTAATGGCATTGAGTTATATTCTAGATCTATTGTAAATATAGATGTTTATGATGCATCAGATATTAAACAAATTTATCAGTCAACTTCTGTATCTCTATTTGGCGCACCTTTTATAGGAGATTCTGTATTAACTAAAAATTTACCTATAGGATTTAATGCTTCTGATACTATTAATATTAATTCTTCAGGAACAGTTACTTGCCCAGGAAAGTTTTTTAATTCAATCAAACCTGGTAGTATTATTAGATACCAACCATCATCAGGATCTTTAGAAAAGTATAATAGAGTATCCAGTGTAAGTTCTACTGGTTCATCAATGACCCTCGTAAGTGTCGCAAATGTTAATGGTATTTGTGATGGGTCTGTTGGAGTAGCAACAAACATATCATTTAGCATTGGATATCCAACAATTAGAAATAATGAAAAGGGATTTTTATATGCAGAATTACCAAATTCTAATATTTCTTCTGTAGATTTGAATGATTCAATTTTAACATTCTGCGCTCAATCTACAAGTTCAAAATCCTCAAATAGTCCTATAGTATTATCTGTATCAGATTTTCCTCTACCTTCAGGAATATCAACAGCATTATTTCAAAGTTTTGATGAAGAGAGATACTCAGTACATTATAGTGATGGAACCACAGAATCTTTAACACCAGATAAATTCTCACTTATCAACAATCAAGTTACATTATCAAATTTAACACCAGGGAAAACAACATCAGCAATTAATGCAACATTTATAAAAAATGGTGTTCAAAGTAAACAAAAACAATTTAATAGAAGTCAAACAATAAATGTAATTTATTCAAAATATCCAGAATCTGGTACTGGAATCAGTACATCAGTAAATGATGGATTAATTTATAATCCATATTATGGACTTAGAGTTCAAGATGAAGAAATTTGTCTTAATTATCCAGATGTATCTAAAGTTTTAGCAATTTATGAATCTTTGGATACAAATAATCCAATTTTAGATTCTCTTTCATTTAGTGTTACATTAAATGTTGGTACAAATGCATTAATTGGGGAAAATATTACAGGTTCTGAAAGTGGTTGTATTGCTAGAATTGTTACTAAGTTTGGAAATAGTGTAGGTATTATCTATTTAAATTCAAACAGATTTTTAAATAATGAAAATGTAAAATTTAATGAGAGTAATATAATTGGTGAAATTGATACATTAACTCTAGGAAGTTATACTGATATAACAAATAGATTCAAATTGGAAAAGGGACAAAAAGGGCAATATTATGATTACTCAAAAATTATTAGAGCAGAGGGTGAAACATCACCATCAAAAAGATTATTAATTATTTTTGATTATTATAATGTTCCTCAGACAGATAATGGAGATGTTTTCACTGCTCTCAGTTATAAAAAAGAACAGTTTGCTGAAAATGTACCACTTTTAGGTTCGAATAATATAAGAGCAACTGATACTTTGGATTTTAGACCAATAGTTCCTGTATTTTCAAGTATTGCATCTTCACCATTCCACTTTACAAACAGAAACTTTGATTCATCAATTAAATTTAATCTTACCTCAAATGAAAGTAGCATTGTAAGTTACGATTATTATGTGGGTAGAATAGATAAAATTTATTTGGATAAAAATGGAGATTTTATATATTTAAAAGGTTTATCAACTCTTGATCCAAAATCCCCAATTAAAACTAATGATGTAATGGAGTTGGCTACCATTACTTTACCACCATATCTTTACAATGTAAAAAATGCTTCTATTTCACTAGTTGACAATAGAAGATATACTATGAGAGACATTGGATCTATTGAAAACAGGGTGCAAAACCTTGAAAGAGTTACATCCCTTTCTCTACTAGAGTTAAGCACTCAAACACTACAAATACAAGATTCTGAAGGATTTAATCGATTTAAGACTGGATTTTTTGTTGATGATTTTAAAAATTATGAAAGAATTAATTCAAACTTATCCCTGATTGAAGTTGATTCCGATTCTCAAGAATTAACACCTATAGTATCTAGAAATAGTTTAAAGAATTATTTGGCACCACAATTAAGTATAATTGATGAAGAAATAGATCTTTCATCTAATTATAATTTAGTAGATTCAAATGTTCAAAAAACCGGAACCACAGTAACATTGAAATATGAGTCTAAAAAATGGATTGAACAACCACTGGCAACTCAAGTAGAAAATGTAAATCCATTTCATGTAGTATCATATACTGGATCAGTAAAATTATCACCAAATAGGGATAATTGGGTAAGAACAATACAATTACCCAATAAGAGTATATCAGTTACAAATAATCTGTTATTAGAAAGAGATCAAGTTTTATTCGAAGAAAGAACTAATGTTGTAAATGTTGCTAATGTTGAAAGAAGAGGAGAAGTAGAAGTAAGTTCTCCTCAGTTATCTGCATCTCAGAATATTTCAGAAAGTACAAATAGAACTACAACAACATCAAGTGTAACAAACTTAACTCAAACAAGTCCAGAAGAATTCATGAGATCAAGAAATACTGAATTTAGTATTTCTAATTTGAAACCATATACTCAATACTATCAATTTTTAGATGGTAATGGTTCTGTAGACTTTGTTCCAAAACTTGTTGAAATATCAAGCAATAGTTCTTTAAATGATTTTGGTTCTTCATCCACATTCAATGTTGGTGAGAAAGTTTTAGGATATGATGCAAATAATAATTTGATTATATCCTTTAGAGTTGCCGCATCAAATCACAAGTCTGGTAGTTATAATTTACCATCAACAGTATTTGATACCAATCCTTATAATAAAAATGAAAATATTTCAGATGGTTACAGTCCATCATCTAAAGTATTGAATGTAGATACTTATTCATTATCAGAAGAGGCTCAAGGATTATATTCAGGATTTTTAGTTAAGGGTGCAAAATTAGTTGGGCAGAGTAGTGGTGCTATAGCATATGTTAAAGATCTCAGATTAATATCTGATAATTATGGAGATTTAATAGGAACCTTCTATATTAGAGATCCTCATACAAGTCCTCCCCCAAATGTGAGAATTAATACTGGAAATAAAACTTATAAAATTACATCCAGTCCAACAAATGAGACTGCTGCTGCTGGTAGTACAACAATTTCTAGTGGAGAAACTAACTATATTTCAGTTGGAACAATAGAATTTTATGAAACTACAATCACAAATACGACCAATGTAACTACTACCAGAACAAGAACAACTACCTTAACAAATACAACAACAGTCACTAATTACTACGATCCCCTAGCACAATCTTTTAGTGTTGGTGGTAGTCAAACCAGAAATGATGATGAAAATGGAATATTCCTAACATCAGTTGATCTTTATTTCTATAAAAAAGATTCTGGAACAAATCCATTAACTGTTCAGATAAGAACAGTTGAATTAGGAACTCCAACTAGAACTATTTTAGGAAATTCTGTTACATTGAGACCAGATCAAATTAATACCTCAGAAGATTCGAGTGTTGCAACAAAAGTTACATTTGATTATCCAGTATATCTTGATCCTGGATTAGAATATTGTATTGTATTACTTGCTCCAGAAAGTGTAGAATATGAAGTTTTCATCGCTGAAATGGGCAAGAAAACAATTCAAAGTGCAAATCTCCCAGATTCAGAATCTGTAGTATATACTCAGCAGTTTGCTCTTGGAAGTCTATTTAAATCTCAAAATGGATCTATTTGGACTGCAAATCAATATCAAGATATGAAATTTAGATTATATAGAGCTGAATTTATTTCTGATACTCCATCTACAGTTTATTTCTACAATCCATCATTAGATAGAAGTAATGGATATGTTAAAAATTTACAAACAAATCCAATTACGGTAATTCCTAGAAAATTAAAAGTTGGTATTACTACTATAACAGATTCAAACCTAGTACAAATTTTCAATAATGGTAGAAAAATTAGTGAAGGTGGTGTAAGTTCTAAAACTTATAACTATGGATATGTTTTCGGTACTGGATGTTCCGTTTCTTCTGTGGGTATTACTACTGGTGGATTTAACTATGTTACATCTTCTCCAGTATCAACATATAATATCAATGGAAATGGTTCAGGATTAACTCTTAATATCACTGCAAGTGGTGGACTAATTACCAATGCTACTATTGCAAATCCTGGAAATGGTTATGCAATTGGTGATATAGTTGGAATAGTAACTTCTAGTGTTACAAGTTCTAGCGGAAGAGATGCTAGAATAACAATTACCGGAAACAATAATGGAATTGATACATTATACTTATCAAATGTTCAGGGAAATTCATTCACTTCAGGAAAAAATTTGGTATATTACGATTCATCGAATACTGCCATTTCTTTAGCATCAACAACAATAGCAAATTCAACCCCAATAGGTTCTATTTACGATGGAAACTTTATTCGTGTGAATCATTTTAATCATGGTATGTATTCTAAAAACAATAAAGTTTCAATTTCTGGAGTATTTTCTAATGTATTGCCAACTACTTTAACACAACCTATCATTACATCTTCAACTACAATTTCAGTTGCAAGTACTGCAAATTTTGCAACTTTTGAAGGTAAGTCTGTGGGTAATTTAAATCCTGGATATATAATCGTTGGAAATGAAATCATTAAATATGAAAGTGTTAATGTAAACTCATTAACTGCAATATCAAGAGCACAAGATTATACAATAGCAATTCCTCATAATGTTGGTGATCAAGTTTACAAATATGAATTTGAAGGTGTTTCTTTAAGAAGAATCAATAATACTCATGATATTAGTGATGTTGGTTTAGATATTGATAGTTACTATATTGAATTTGATAGAACAACCAATGGTGTAAATAGATCAACTGATGGTACACCAACTGAACATCCTCAGTTATCTTTCTCCTCAGAATTGACCGGAGGAGGATCTGATGTATTTGCCTCAGAAAATATTCAATATGATGCATTAATTCCATTTTATGATTTAATAACTCCATCGCCATTAACTTCGGTAACTGCAAAAATTAGATCTGTCAGTGGAACCAGTGTAAGTGGAAATGAAAAATCCTTTGATGATTTGGGATATGAAGATATTCAGTTGAATACATTGAATAGACTATATTCATCTAGAATAGTTTGCTCCAAACCGAATGAAGAAGCATATCTAACTGCACTTCCAAGGAAAAAGTCATTTACAACTGCACTAACATTATATTCTTCAAATAAGTACCTTTCTCCTCAAATATTTTTAGATGGTTCGTTTACTGATTTCCATAGTAATAGAATAAATTCACCAGTATCAGACTATGCATTAGATGGTAGAGTTAATTCTATTTTCAATGATCCACATGTTGCTATTTACATTTCAAATACTGTATTGCTATCTCAATCAGCAACTTCTCTAAAAGTTATTTTATCTGCATATAGACATGCAAGTGCAGACTTTAGAGTTCTGTATAAATTAATTAGACCAGATTCTAGTGAGGTTGAACAAGTATTTGAATTATTCCCAGGTTATGATAATCTTACAATAGATAATAATAATGATGGGTATTTAGATGTTGTCGATTCAAAAAATAATAATGGACTGCCTGATACTCTTGTTCGTGAAAGTAAAGCAAATGAATTTCTAGAATATGAATTTTCTGCAAATAATCTTGGAAGTTTTACTGGATACACCATTAAGATTGTAATGACTACAACAAATCAAGCATATCCACCAAGAATTAAAGATCTAAGAACTATTGCATTGGCATAATGATTCCAGTAAAAGGGTATCCAAATTTATATCGTGATGAGCAAAGTAATGCTATAATTAATTGTGATGATAAATCATACAATCAATATATGAATGCAGTGAAAAATAGACAACTGCAACAAAAAGAAATAGATCAAATAAAAAAAGACATCAATGAGATTAAATCTTTATTAAAGGAGTTTATAGATGAATCCAGAGGAAATTAATTTAGAATCTTTTGACAGATTATTTGAATATGAAAAACATGTTAGACTTATTGATAAATTGGATGTAGAAGAATTAAAAAATTTTGCAAAATTATACTGCAAATTATATTTGAAACAGCAAGAAGTTTTGGCATCAATTAATTAAAGTAAATCATAAATAATCAAAGAATGCTACTTTTAGAAAATAAAGAATTATACTAATGTCAAAACCTTCAAGTAGACAAGAATTAATTGATTATTGTTTAAGAAGATTGGGAGCTCCAATATTGGAGATTAATATTGCAGATGAACAAATTGATGATTTAGTCGATGATGCATTACAATACTTCTATGAAAGGCATTTTGATGGTGTCGAAAGAATGTATTTAAAATACAAAGTTACTCAAGATGATATAGATAGGGGAAAGGCAAAAAACACAAGTGGTGTAGGAATTGTAACAACAACATCAGAAGCAAATATTTCGGGAATTGGAACGGTAACATATAATTTCTATGAAAATTCCAATTTCATTCAAGTTCCTGATAGTATAATTGGTATTGAAAAAGTTTTTAAATTTGACACTAGTTCTGTTTCTGGTGGAATGTGGAGTATAAAATATCAATTATTTTTAAATGATCTATATTACTTTAATTCAGTTGAACTTTTACAATATGCGATGGTGAAATCATATTTAGAAGATATTGATTTTCTATTATCTCCAGATAAGCAAATTAGATTTAACAAAAGACAAAATAGATTATATCTAGATATTGATTGGGGAGCAAAGTCTAAAGATACCTTTATAGTTATAGACTGCTACAGAATATTAAATCCCAATGAATATACAAAAGTGTATAATGATAGTTTTTTGAAAAAATATTTAACTGCATTAATGAAAAGACAATGGGGGCAAAATTTAATTAAATTGAGAGGTGTAAAACTTCCAGGTGGTGTTGAATTAAATGGTGAAAGAATATACGAAGATGGTGAAAGGGAATTGCAGCAGATTAAAGAAAGAATGTCAATGGATTATGAATTACCTCCTTACGATTTTATTGGATAATGACACTTAATTCATTTTTTTTAAATAATTCCCCAAATGAGCAAAGACTCATACAAGATCTAGTAAATGAAAATCTAAGGTTAGCTGGAATTGAAATATACTATATTCCAAGAAAAATAGTAAGAAAAGAAACAGTACTTAAAGAAATTTCATCCTCAAAATTCAATGATAATTTTGCAATAGAAGCTTACTTAGTTAATTATGATGGATATACTGGACAAGGTGATTTATTAACTAAGTTTGGAGTTAGTTTGAAAGATGAAGTTAGTTTATTAATTTCCAAAGAAAGATATGAAGATTTTATTTCATATTTCTTAGACGAAGATGATCCAGAAATAGAGTTAAATTCTCGACCAAGAGAAGGTGATTTGGTATATTTTCCTTTAGGAAAAAGATTATTTGAGGTTAAATTTGTTGAACATGAAAGTTCATTCTATCAACTTGGAAAACTTTATGTTTATGAATTGAAGTGTGAACTATTTGAATATGAAGATGAGATAATAGATACTACAGTTGATGAAATTGATACCAGTATTAAGAATGAAGGATATATTACTGAAATTCAATTAACTAGAAGTGGTGAGACAGCAACTGCGATTGCTTCTATTGGAACTGGATATGTAAATAAGATTTATTTAACTAATGATGGTTATGGATATACTTCCACTCCATCTATAGAAATATCTCCAGCACCTTTTGGTGGATCTAATGCATCTGCGGTTGCCATTACTTCATCATATGGTTCTTTCAGATCAATTAAGGAAATAATACTATCTAATCCAGGTTTTGGATATACTATCCCACCAAAAATTACAATAACTGGTGGTGGTGGTGTAGGTGCTTCGGCAACATGTGCTATAGAAACTGTTAATACAGGAATAACAAGCATATCTATGATTAACAAAGGTTCTGGATATATGTCTAAACCTTCAATATCCTTTTCTTCCCCAATTCCAGGTATTGGAGTAACACCTATAGGAATATCTTCACTATCAAATATGGGACAGATTGAGGCAATATTGTTATCAAATTCTGGAATAGGTTATAGTTCTGCTCCGATTATAACCATTTCTCCACCACCAACTTCAGGTATAGACACTTCTATTATCAATTATAAATTTAATGAAATTGTAACTGGATCTATATCAGGAACAACTGCAAGAGTAAAATCTTGGGATTTAGATACTAAAGTTTTAAAAGTTTCATTTATAGATGATGTTAGTGCAAAGGGATTTTATCCTGGAGAAATTATTACTGGATCTGATTCCAATACGTCTTATGCTACGGTATCATTTGATTCTTTTGATAATAATGATAAATATAGTGAGAATAAAACAATTGAAACAGAAGCTGAACAAATAATAGACTTCTCAGAAAAAAATCCATTTGGTACTTACTGATGCTAGGAACTTATTTTTATCACGAAATTATACGAAGAACTGTTATATCTTTTGGTACTTTATTTAATAATATTAATATAAGGCATAAAAATTCATCAGATGAAAATATAAGTGAAATAAAAGTTCCTCTTGCCTACGGACCAATTCAAAAGTTCTTAGCTAGAATTGAACAACAACCAGAATTAAATAAACCTATTGCAATGACTTTGCCAAGAATGGCATTCGAAATGACCTCAATTCAGTATGATCCATCAAGAAAAGCAAATATTACTCAAACATTTAAAGCTTCAGATGGAAATAATTTTAAAAAAGTATTTTTACCAGTTCCATATAATATTGGATTTCAACTTAATTTGATCAGTAAATTGCAAGATGATGCTTTACAGGTTATAGAACAAATATTACCATATTTTCAACCAGCATTCAACTTAACTGTAAATTTAATAGATTCAATTGGAGAAAAAAGAGACATACCAGTTGTTTTGGATAGTGTATCTTTTACTGATGATTATGAGGGTGATTTTTCTACAAGAAGAATATTAATTTATACCTTTAACTTTACAGCAAAAACTTATCTCTTTGGTCCAATTGCTGATAGTACTGATGGACTTATTCGTAAGGTTCAAGTTGATTATTATACTGGAACAGATACTCAAACTGCTAAGAGAGAGATGAGATATACTGTTACTCCCGATCCAATAGATGCTGAACCATATGAAGACTTTGGATTTAATGAATCAATAGAGATGTTCTTTGATGGTAAAGAATATAGTCCAACACAACAACAAGACATAGACTATATACAAAGTGGTAGTGGAACTGCTAATGAAGGTCCTATGCCCTTTTAATTATGAAAAATAACTATGAAAATTTGGATTCTACTTTTAACATTGAAAGTAAAATTGTTGAGGTAGAGAATGTAAATGATCAACTCAATATTTCTCCATTAAAACCAGATGACATTCAAAAAGATTATGAGTACACTCGTGCTAATTTATACTCTTTAATTGAAAAGGGGCAAGAGGCAATTAATGGAATCATGGAACTTGCTGGAGAAGGTGGAAGTTCAAGAGCATATGAAGTTGCTGGACAACTCATAAAAAGTGTTGGAGATGTAACAGATAAATTAATAGATTTACAGAAAAAACTTAAAGAAGTCGAAGAAGATACCATCAAAACGACAACTAATACTACGAATAATGCTATTTTTGTTGGTTCAACTTCAGAATTATCAAAATTACTCAAGCAAGGTTTTCTAAATAATAAAGAGTAACTTTTTAATTCTGTGAATAAGTTAAAGTCCCATAAAACAGTTGAACAAATTGCCAAGAAACATCGCCTTGAAGTTTCTTTTGTGAAGAATCAACTTAAAATGGGAATTCCTATTGAGCATGAACACACAAAAGATAAGGATCTTGCTACTGACATTGCTCTTCAACATCTTGATGAAATTCCCGATTACTATACACGACTAAAAAAAATGGAATCCTCAGCAAAGAAATCGCATAAAAAATATAAGGATGTTACTGAAGGAAAAAAAATGAAAGGTGAAGATCCTTGTTGGAAGGGATATCAGATGGTTGGTAAAAAGAAAAAAAATGGTAAAGAGGTTCCAAATTGCGTTCCAGTGAAGGAAGAAAATGGAATGATGAGATATTGCCCCAAATGTCAAAAAGATGAGACTCGTTCAGAGTGTAAGTATGGTCCAAAATTCTGGGATATGTATTCTTTACCAAAAACTTTGGGTAAAGATTATCATGCAAATTCGCCTCATCCAGGAAACTTTCCAGAATCTTATGATCATGAGCATTCGATGGCAAGATCAGAACTCTCAACTATTGCATCTGCAGTAAAAAGACTTAAGAAAAAAATGAAAGGTGAAGGAAATATAGAAGCATGGGTTCAATCAAAGATTACTAAAGCAGCAGATTATCTTGATACTGCAGCGGATTATGTTGATAGTGGTGAAATGAAAGAGCAGGTTGCAGGTACTGATTCTCCAGCAGATAACCCAAATATTGAAAGATTTAGTACAGCAATTAAAGCAATTGGAAAAAGAAAACTACCAGATTCTCAAAAAATAGGTGCTCTTAAACAAGCTGCACAAATATATCGTGGTATGCGTGAAGAAATTAGTTTTGAAATCGGTTCTGGTCATAAACAGGTACAAAAACAGGCAAAAATTAGAAATCTTGCAGAGAGAACTACTAACCAAAATGAAAAATCTGCTGCACAAAGAAAACTTTCTGGACCTTCATTACCTCTTGCAGATTCTTACGAATACTCAAATTGGAGAGTAGAATTTGGATTATCTGAAGATTGGCAAAAAGTAAATCGTAAAGATAAGACCGATGGATTAAGTCAAAAAGCAGTTAATGCTTATCGTAAAGAAAATCCAGGTTCAAAACTTCAAACTGCAGTAACTGAAAAGAATCCAAAAGGAAAAAGGGCAGGGCGTCGTAAAAGATTCTGTAGTCGTATGTCTGGAATGAAGGACAAACTCACTTCTGCAAAAACTGCAAGAAATCCGGATTCAGATATCAATAAAACACTACGTCGTTGGAACTGTAACTAAAATGAAATCATTTCAACAGTTTATTTCAGAAAGCATCAATATTGCCGGAGATTTTAACGGCAATCTTTATATGAATTCTTCCGAACCAGAAACGGCAAACGAATCTTTTCTTGCTGATGTAGTTTGGAAAGGAAGATTATATCGCATGGAAGTTGAAGGTAAAATGATGAACAAGAATGAACTTGCTGAACAACTTCAAAGAGAATATCCTGGGGCAATTGTTCATAACATTTACCCAGTAACAGAAAATTCATTAACAGTTAAAAACGCACAAAGATACAGACCAGAAAGATTATCATGGAGTGATTGATTCATGGCACAATTTAATAAGAATGAACAAGATTTCCTGAATCAGGAAAGAACACTGTTTGAAGTGAATATGATCGCCAATAAGAATGGCGAAGTCGTTACAATTGATAATCCATTTCCAGTATCTCTTGGAAGTTCCAATATTACTATTAATGGTAATATTACAATTCCAGGAATAGTAACAGTTACAAGCACTCCAGATAATCCAGTTCATAATCACATAGTTGAAGTTGGGACAGGTGGAACATTAACAACTCCATATCTTCCAGTCGGTATTTCTACATTACTGAATACTGTAGGTATTGGAACCACTGGGCAAGTATCAATCAACCTCAACAATTCACCAGTCAGCACCACAAATCCATTTCCTGTTACTGGAAATATTGATATTGAATTACCACCAATAGCAACTGATGCATTTGGTCGTTTAAGAACTTCAACACCACTTACACTTTTTGATAGTTCCCACAGATACAGGGACAATAATCTTTGGAGTAGTCTAGTTGTTGGTACTGGTTCAACAGTTGGATTTGTAACTGCACAAGGTTTAGTAAATTTAACTGTTGGTGTTGGAAGCACCGCATCAATCATCAGAGAAACGACAAAAGTATTCTCATATCAACCAGGAAAGTCATTAGAAATTTTAACTACTTTTGTAATGAACCCAGCAAAAGCAAATCTTCGCCAAAGAGTAGGATACTTTGGTGCAGATAATGGAATGTATCTGGAACTTGATGGAAGTAGTTTATATTTTGTAGAAAGAACTTATGTTCCGGGAATTACAACAGAAACAAGAGTAGCACAAGCAGATTGGAATATTGATACGATGCTTGGTGCAGGGCACCGCAATCCATCAGAGGTCACATTAGATATTAGTAAGGCACAAATTCTTTGGATGGATATTGAATGGTTGGGACTTGGAACAGTTAGATTGGGTTTTGTAGTTGATGGTAAGTTTATTCATTGTCATTCATTTCATCACGCAAATAGAATTAACACAACTTACATCACAACAGCATCACTACCTTTAAGATATGAAATTGCTAATACGGGAATTACAACCAGTGCAAGCACACTCAAACAAGTTTGCTCTACTGTAATTTCAGAAGGTGGATATGAACTTCGTGGATTGCAGCAAGCAATAGGAACACCAGTTCAAACACCAGTTGATTTAACAACAGCAGGAACTTATTATACAGTTTCATCAATTCGTCTTAAAACAACGCCAAATAGATTAGATGCAATTGTAATTCTAACTGCACTTTCTATTTTAGGTATTACAAACAATGCAACCTATAACTGGCAAGTAAGAGCAAGTGGAACGTCTAATGGTGGAACTTGGACTGATGCTGGTCTAGATAGTGCTGTTGAATATAAGATTGGTGGAGGAACTTATACTGGCGGAAGAATACTAGCATCTGGATATACGTATGGTTCCAATCAAGGTTCATCATCAGTAGATATTCTTAAAGAGGCATTATTTAAGTTTCAGTTGGAAAGGGATGCATTAACAGGAACACCTTATGAACTTTCTATTGTATGTGCTTCT